CTTAAAGACGTTGCAGAAGTCCGAGGATCTGACTTGCAACGTCTCGCCCAATATGAGTCTATTGAGCGATTGTCACGTGATCGAGATTGGTTCATGCTTGCGTGGATTCTTGCCCTTTTGTTGAGGCTTGTTTTCATGCCGGTTCTGGAGGAGATGTTTAAACGGACTGGGCATTTGTTGCCGTATGCCCCTATGGATTTGCCAGAGCGACTTGGCTTTGTCGTTATCAATCCAATGGATATTGTGCCTGTTGTTGCGCTTTGTTGTTTCGAAGTAGCGCATCATAAGACTGGGCGTTCTATCTTTTCCGTTTTGTTGGAGCTCATTGCACGTCTCTTCGTTCATTTTACACTGTCACAGTGGCCTTTCGTTGTTGCGTGTATCCTTCATGGATTATGGAACACGCTCACCTTGGTTTGCCATATCCATTTACTTACGAGCAAGTACTGGATGTTGGATGTTCTCGGGGGTGATCCTGATACTGATGTTAGTCTCACGCGGCTTGACATCTGCCTTGATGAACATCCTATGCGTATGGCTGAAGTCCAACCAGGGTATATTGCCCAGCAGGCTGACCCAACATGCAAGCCCAAGTTAGGTGTGTTTGGGAGCTGGGGCATAGCTGGCTTCATCGGGACTGTTTTCCGATCTTGCTCGCACAACGAAGAGTTGTCGATGAGAGGACGTGTTGGGAAGAAGCTGCCTGCCCACACTGATCCTGCCACAACCTCACGTATTGTTGAGAATTGGAAACAGCTATCGCGCGAAATTGTGCCCTTTATGAAGGCCAACATACGTCGGATTTACCGTCCAGTAGAGTTTGGCCAGTGGGCTGCGTCCTTTCCGTCCGCCCGTCGGGATGCACTGCTTCGTGTTCGCGCTGATGCACAAGATATGCCGTTTAAGAAGTCAAAATTTGGGACTGGTCTTGTAGCAAAGTCTTTCATCAAGAAAGAAATAGCAGTCAAACAGATAGGCGATCAGGTCTTTAAGGATCCACGATTCATTCAAGGGTGCCCTCTTGAGTTGAGTGCTGCGTGTGGACCCTATTTGAGGCCTTGGACCAAGCACGTTCGAAATGGCTTGCGTCCAAAAGAGTTCGAGATCTCGGAAATACGGAGGGGTCTCCAGGTTGTTTATACCTGTGGCTTGACTAGCCAACAAATAGGGGCTGAGTATGGGAAAGCGCTGCGATTAGTCGAGCGTGAAATGGACGATGGTGATCAGCTCATTGTGGTCGAGGACGATCAGAGTCGTTTCGACCTGCACCTTCTTGAGGGTCCATTTTCATTCCTACACTCAATTTATAGGGATAAGCTACCTCGCACAGTGGCATCCCTCCTCCGCAGACGAGTTTCTCAAGGCGTTACGAATCTTGGGACCAAGTATTCCATTCCATATACGATGCAATCCTGGTGGCCGGACACTTCCGTTGGGGATACATTGGTTAACGCCGCCATGAAGTATCGCATTCATGGAATTGGTAGATTGTGGATATCTATCATCTGCGGAGATGACAGTGTGACTGTCACCACCAAGCGTGAGCTTGATCGCTGTGGTGGGTTGTCAGGTCTTATATCATCCTATGCCGAATATGGGATGGAAATTGAGGCCAAATATACCGCTAACCCATTGTCTGTAGAATTTTGCAGTGGGCGGTTTTACCCAGCTAAAGGGTCTTTCATCTTGATGCCAAAGCCTGGCCGTTTGATGTCGAAGATTTGTTGGGATATGAAGCCGCGGGGTGATGTGAGTAGAAAAGCTTGGCTTAGAGGAATAGCCATTACTCTTGATAACTATGGTAGAGTAGACCCACTTTTAAACTCAGTGGGGGTTGGCCTTCATAGACAACTCGGGAAAGGACGTGTGATCACCGAGAGAAACAATGAGTATAAATCACAGCTGCTAGGTGCAGTTGATGTTGATTGGATAGACGTTTTAGTGTACTATGACGAACACTACGGTATGTCCGAGAAACACGTTTTGCACCTGATGTCATACCTCAAGGACATCCGCATCGGAACGCTGAGTGCCGACCCGCTATTGTATCATATGTCGGAGATCGACATACAGTGATGCGTTTGCTGCTGGTTCTGGCGTTGGATAGC